CACCAAATGCAAGTGATCCACTATCACAACCTGCGTATACCGGTGAATTGCCTCGAAGAGGAAATCAATACGGATCAGGGCTTGGTTCAGCAGTTGGCCCTGCAGAAACATCCACAGGAATAGCAAGTCAGACGCTTGGGACATACATCTCTGGCAAGTCTTATCTTGGTAGTGTTGGAGCATATAACCCATCATGATGCGTACTGTCTTTAATCCATCTGGTGATAGAAATACCGGTGCAGGTTACGGAACAACAAAAGCAAAATTCTCAGGAAAAGATTATCCAGCACCTTCAACATATCCATATGATGAACCTGTTGAAGAACTGTTTGACTTTACTGATGAAGACGCTGAGTCATTTGATGCAATAGCAAAGAAAATAGACATGTCGAATATCGCAAAGCAAGCTACGACAGGTCGGACAGACAGAGGATCTTTTACAAAGATGAGACTGGATTTAAGTGAAGCGGTTAGCGATTCACACATCATGACAGGCATGGTGCCATTCCCATTCTCATCTTTGTATAAGAAATTCTCTGGACCTGCAGCAGGTGGTGTTAGCTCAGCGGCTGTATACAAGACAGGTCCTGGACACAATAAATTTGGAACTGTTCGCGGTTGGTCACAAGCACCAAACACAAATGTTGTAGGTGACATGCTGACAATCACAAATTTACATGACATGATTGATCCTGGAATCAGGTCAATTGCAAAGTCTAACCTGATGATAAAAATAGCACAGCAAGAATCAGACTAACAGCATATTTAAGATTCGTACAGGAGAGTTAATGTCAAAATCGCTTTTCGAGGAAGCAATTGCAGATGCAAAGCAACTGCGCTCTGTTGCTGAGCAGAATGCAAAGAATGCTATCATTGAAGCGGTGACACCAAAGATAAAAGAGTTTATCGAGAAAGAACTTGCAGGAGAAGCAACTTCGCTGAATGACTCTAATAACTTTCTCATGTCGTCTCTAAATGAAAATGATGAAGATGAAGATGAAGATGAAGCTGTATTGATTTCAAAAAAATCGAAGCCTCAAGTCAAAGAAGTTCAAGAAGAAGATGAAGTCGAATTAAATGAGACTGCGCTCAAGTCACTTGTTGATCTTCTTGGCACAAAAAAGATGTCAGAAAATGATAGACTTCGTGAAGCTTTCAATATGCTTTCTGAAGACGAGCAAGACTCTGTTCTTGAACTAGTCAAAGGAACAATGCACACTGACGATAATGAGGGTGTGTATGAAATTGATCTTAAACCAAAAAATTCTAAAAAAATGACGAAATCGTCAGGAGACAACATGAAGAAAGAAACACTCTATGAGCTTGATTTTGACGATCTCAATGAAGACAAGATCACGATAGACTTTGGCAAAGATGTCAAATTCGATCGTGAGAATCCGTATTCTGTGATCGTTGATGATTCTGAAGAAGAAGACGAGGACGTGACTCTTGAGGAGCCACCTGAAGAAGAATCAGAAGACATGGATGACATGGGTGACATGGACGCCGAGCTTCCTCCCATGGAAGATGAAGAGCCTCCTGCAGCAGCTGAAGGCAGAATGTTCGAGATTGATGAAGCAATGCTCCGTAGAGAGCTTCTTCGTCTCCGTGAAGGAAAGGCATCAAAATCTAACAAAAATTCACCACACGCAAGAGCAGCTGCAAAAGCTTTCGGCGATGGTGACCTTAAAGACATGGATGAAATTGTTCTTAACAAGTTCTCCCAGCTTAAGGAATCACGTAATAATGAGGTCCGCAAAAATCGAGTCCTCCAGCAGCAGCTCAATGAATACAGGAACGCAATTGAAACGCTCCGTGAGCAACTTTCAGAGCTTAATCTCTTTAATGCTAAGCTTCTCTACGTCAACAAATTGACACAGAACAAAGACGTTACTACATCGCAACGTCGTGCTGTTGTCGAGGCCCTTGACGGAGCTAAGAACCTTAGAGAGGCAAAGCTTCTTTACAAGAGTCTATCTGAGTCGCTAGATAAGAGCAATTCCGCATCTTTGAACGAATCAGCACGTAGACTCTCACCCGGTCATGCATCACGTCCAATAACATCAGGTGGCTCAAAGAGACTCGATGAGTCAACTGCCCTTGATCGTTGGTCGGTGCTAGCCGGTCTTAAGTAATCAACAGGAGTAATTAAATGTCAAAGACATTCTCTCTCAATACTCTCACTGAAGGTATCAGTGAACGTAACAATGGCGCCGAAGGTCAACGCCTTGTCGAAAAGTGGACACGTACCGGACTGCTCCGCGGTCTTGAGAACACAAAGCGTGACAATATGGCACGTCTTCTCGAGAACCAAGCAGCTCAGGTTCTTCGTGAGTCTAACAGCCTTTCGACTGGTGGCGGCAATCTGGCATCGAGTGGTGACCTTCGTGGTTTCACCTCGATCGCTTTCCCGATCGTCCGCAGAGTCTTCGGTGGCCTTGTTGCCAATGAGCTCGTGTCAATCCAGCCGATGAGCCTGCCTTCAGGCCTGCTCTTCTACCTAGATTACACCTACGGTACCAACGTCGGTGGTGACTCATCAATAATTGATGGCTCTTCAACACATGCGCAGACCTACACAGCAGGTCAGTCAATCTATAATCTTCCTACCGGTAAGGGCATCCAAAGCGGATCGCTTGCTGTTGGCGGTCAATACGATCTGGCTGGTACATCCTACTCCAAGGTTCACCAGACTGCGACTCTGTCACTGCTTGCATCAGGTTCGTATCGCACCGGAAATACCATAGTCGCAGGTCAGACTGCTTTTGCTACTGGTACAGACGGTCGTTACCTCCAGTTCGATCCTGCTATCACCAATGCTATTGAGTCCAATACCTCGGGTCCTGGCGCAGTAAATGGTGATGGCTCTTATTCGTTCCTTATAGTTGATCTCGCTGCATTGACAACATTCGACACAACTCAGGCAAAAGACTTCAGCGTCTATTCAGCTGCTGTAGTTCGTTCTGACGTCGGACTTGGCAGAGTGGCGAATACGATCCAAGGTGGTTCAGGCCTCCTTAACGTTCGTCGTCTCAACCAGCTTGGTACGTTCGCGAATGGTGTCTTTACGCCCAATGCACTTGCAACTGCCAACACCGCTGGTGTCTCAATGCTTTGCGTCGTGTCAGGCGTTCTCGCAGCTCCATCATCACCTACAGCAGGAACAGGCCCGGCCAAGAACCTTACCGGTTCATTTGCCATCGCCGACTCTTTCTCAGCTGATGCTACCGGTGGCGATACCTTGGTGATCCCAAGCTTTGAGTCGAACTTCGGATCGTCTCCTAGCCCACTGATTCCTGAGATCGACATCAAGATCGAGAGCATTGCCGTGACTGCAACGACTCGTAAGCTGCGCGCTCGCTGGTCGCCGGAATTGGCACAGGACCTCAATGCATACCACTCGTTGGATGCAGAGGTCGAGCTCACCCAGATCTTGAGCGAGCAAATCGCCCTCGAGTTGGACAGAGAAATCCTCAATGACCTGCTCACACAGGCCAATGGTGCCAATTTCTTCTGGTCACGTTCACCGGGTAAGTTCATCAACAAGGTGACCGGCTCAGAAGTCGTTCGTGCTTCTTCGCTCAATCCTGGACCGAACTTTACCGGCACTGTCCGCGAGTGGTACGAGACGTTGATCGAGACCATCATAGACGTGGCGAATGAGATTCACAGGAAGACCCTTAGAGGTTCGGCTAACTTTATCGTGGTTTCACCCGATATTGCAACCATCCTTGAGGCCTCTGTGCTCTACAAGCCTAGCTACAGCCTCGATGGTCAAGGCCAAGTTGGTTCAAGCTTCTCGATCGGTGCATCTCCTATCGGCAGCCTCTCCAACAGGTTTACGGTGTACAAGGACCCTTACTTCCCAAGAAATAAGATCCTTGTTGGCTACAAGGGTGGATCTTACCTGGAAACAGGTTATGTCTACGCTCCGTACGTTCCCTTGATTGTCACGCCTACCATCTTCGCGCCTGAGGACTTCACCCCGAGAAAGGGTGTCATGACTCGCTACGGCAAGAAGATGGTTCGCTCGGACTTCTACGGCACGGTCACCTGCCTCGACCTCAACATCATCTGATGCAGGTCATGCCACTGACTTAAATCAGTGACATCAAATCAGCGGCGCCCCCTAAAAAAGGGCGCCGCTTTTTTTGTGTGTTGATATATAGAATCAAGCTCAATTAAAGACGATCATATGACCTATCTTATGATTGAGCTCAATCTAACAAATAAACAAGGAGATTAAATGCCAAAGCTTACTTATGATTCTACAAGAGGCCTTATACAAGAGACAGGCTCAGGTATCACACTTAATGCAGATGTGATCACATTCAGCACGTTGCCTTCATCTGCAGTGCAAGCAGTGACTGCAGATTCTGCAATCACATCAGGTGGTGTCTATACGATCGCATCGTCAGGAGCGCTGACAATTACCGTTCCGCCGCCAAGCTCACTCCCTGGTGCGTCTCTGATTTTTAGATCATTGTCAGCTCATACACACAAGATCACAGGATCAGCTGCAGCAGGTCCTAATATCTTCGCAGGGCACCCAGGCGCAATTCCCGCAAACTCAGGTCAGAGAATCACTTTTCCTGCAACTGTAGGAACTTCTGTCTCACTGATTTCTGATGGTCTCAGTTACTGTGTTTCTGCAACATCAGGAACACTGACAATCACCGATCCCTAACATCGATTGATCTTTAGCAGGGGGCAAGTATGCATTCGCATCTTGCCCCTTGTCTTTTTGCAGATATGTGATATTTAGCTTCAACGACTGGAGAAAAAATGGCAGTTAGACCACTTACATTAGAAGAGTTGGCACACATCAAACGAGGCAATGAGAAAGAAGCAAGAAGGAAGCGTGAAGCTGCCGAAAGAGAGCATGCTCATCATGCTGCAGAGCAAGTAAAGAAGCTTGCCGTTGCTGTTATAGATCAACTTATTCCTGATGTCGCTGTAGACGTCACGGTAGATGCATCTGTGTCAATAGGCGATGTTGCAGACACAGCCAGAGGATTCAAGCGTAGAAAGCAGTAAATGTTTGATGGGGTCAAAGGAATGCAACAGAAGATGACCAGTTTGATTCTGTTGCATTCCTTTGACTTTTCTATAGGTTACTATGGTTTCTGGAAGATCGTTCAACAGGAGCAATCTGGTGGATAAAGAAGTTTATTATAGATCGCATTCAGCTGCTTGGATTACGCCTGAAGGAAGATTTATTCCACTCGGTGAAGACTCAATACATGACGATTACACATCAAATTTTGGTATCCAGAGATTTATTGGTCTTTATGATTCTGGAAAAGCATCAAGAATCGCAATCAATATAGGCTATGCAAAAGTTTCTAGTCTATTATCAATCTCAATAGATAAAATACGCGGAAACGACCTAAGACTCACGGCAATGGCGCAGTTTGTCGCTGAAGGAATTGTAGAATTTCATGATAGCAAGTTATTGCCTTTTTGGATGCAAGAAAAATACAAACGCATGTCACCTTTATCGT